CTTTTCTGTGTGGCTTCCGCAAGAGGCTTTTTTCTCCCAAATACGGACTTCCCAAGATCTGACCAGTCAATAAACTCTCCACACTGTTTCCACTTCGGTTTCGAATCTTTAAAATGTGTCTGCTCCGGCCAGATAATATCCTTTCCATCTCTACGGAATATTGCATACCAGCGTTTTCGTGTTGTTGGTGCACCATAATCTGCTGCTACCAGTTCCCGACTATCAAACGCATAACCAAGACTTTTCATTGCCGTAATAAATTTCTTATAATCCTCGCCTTGTCGTTCCTTAATTGGATGCCCTTTTTTATCCAAAGGACCCCACTGCTGTATTTCCTCCACATTTTCCATGATTATTACTTCTGGCAAAATCTGTTTTGCATGTTTATATACCGCCCAAGGAAGAATACGAAGTCCTCTCTTACGTGGCTGTCCACCTTTTGCTTTGCTGTGGCTGGTACAATCCGGGCTTGCCCACATCAGTGCAACTTTTCTGCCTTTGACGTATTTTTGCAAATCAACCTTAAAAATATCTTCTGTCAGGTGAATTGTATCTGGGTGGTTCACTTTATGCATCCGTATAGCTTCTGGATCATGGTTAATTGCAATATCAACAGATCCTCCAAGTGCCATCTCAATTCCAACACTTGCTCCACCTCCTCCAGCAAAACAATCAATAATCAATTCACCTTTCATATCTCCCTCACTTCTTTCTCTATCTCCTCATCCTTCAATTTCAGCAAATTTCCGCTCTGATAAAATACTGCCCCTGCCGGTGTCACCTGCATACATTCGATGTAACCCTCTGCTTCAGCCTCTTTGTTTCCATATCTGCCGTGGACTGTTGTTTTATGTCTTCTCAGGTATGTTTTTCCTGGGATTAAATTCTCTTTCTTCATATCCCTGCCCCTTTCATGCTATCTGGAAGGAATTCTGGGAATTCAAAAATGTTCATCTGCCTTTTCTCCCAGTCCACGTACCGGTCTTCCCATTCCACTCCTATGTAATCCAGAACCTTTCCCCAGCCGTACACCTCGCCGGTTTCCTTGTCTTTTACACATCTGTACATCCAAAATTCCCATTCTTTCTGGTTCCTGACCCGTAGCTGGTCGAACCGGTGTGGACGCTGTTCCATGTGGACACCAAAACCACACATACTGCAGCCCGTCCGCTGTGCCCCTGTGGTGTACAGGGTTCCATCTGGCCTACGCTCAATCGTCCCATATATCTCCGGCACCGGCGCATTAAGGTCAAGTGCCAATTGTAAAAGGTCCTGACGCAGGAATGGCGCAAATGGTGCGCTACGGATGACTCCCTTGCCGAAATAGTTACAGCCGTGTTCTGTCAGCGCTTCCTCCCGCTGTCCCCCTTCTGACGCCATCAGCCCCAGGTAGGGCCGGCTCTTGTGTTCTTTTGCCCACTTGTCGCAAGGCTGTTCTTTCATGTACAGACAGCACTTGTTGCTAACCTTGAAAGGTGCAATCCTATAATTCACGCCCTCATTCTCATTTTCATATCCTGCAAACTGCTCCAACCACTTTTTCGGCAGCTTCATACGGCTGTTCTTGGCATAATGTCCCTGGGCACCACATTCACCTGTAATGATTGCATGGCGAACTGTCCTATTCTTGTCTGTAGGATTCTGTAAGGTTTCGATTCTTCCGGCAATTTTCTTGGAGATAACCGGGAAGCCATACTCTTGTAAAATTTGTACCTTGGATTTTCCTGGGGCAATCGGTATTACTCCTAATTCCCGATGGATTCGCTGAATACTCTTGTCCTCTAAAGCCGATACCGATATGGCCGGAACATCAATGCCAATCTTCCGCAGCAACAACAACAGCACAATACTGTCCAAGCCACCAACGCTCACATGGGCGTTCAGCTCCATGTCATCCAATTTTTCTATGTATTCCCTGGCCCGCAGTTCTGCCCGCTTCACCTTAACTTCATAGGGCAAGGCCTGCATAGCTACCATCTGGGCCTTTTTTTTCTTTTTCTCTGCTTTCCACTCTTCCGTGGTTAATTCTATCTTTTCCATTTTACGAAAGGAGCCAGGATATCCTGTCACGGTGGCCACCGCTCCAGCCTCCTTTCTTGATTTTCAAAACATCGATTTATGATATCATTCGTTTCTACTACGCCTCCCCGGCATGCATCCGAAGTGTATGTGCAGCTCCGTCTGCCGCTTTGTCTTGATATAAACATGGTCCCCGCTTATCTCCTGTCCGCACTGGCTGCAGATATAAACCGGGGATTCCGGTTGTTTTTTTTTCTTTTACCCTATCCATCGTGTCTCTTCCTCCAGCTGTGAGAAGGTAGCCAGCATCAGCCTGCCGCAAATCGGTGCTCCATTGTACTTCCCCATGATATCAGCAAAATCCCTCGTCGCTCCGTCCCACGTGCCAGGCTCCATAGGTTTTCCGTGATACTTCAAGTAAAAGTTGTATGCATCGCAGAACACGCCTTTTACAAGCTTCCCATTTTCTTTATCTCGTTCTATCTGCCCTTTTGTGGTCATAAGATGCACCCCGCCTTCTTGTAATGCGCTCGACGGCGCTTGTATTGATTCTGACAGAACTGGATATCATCCACATAGTCATAGCATATTGCATCGCCCTTACCCTGAAATACCCTTGCTATCCTTCCAATGCTCTGTGTGACCACCGCAAAATCCTTTTTAGGTGTGGTCATGTATAACCGGTCAAGACGCGGTATATCCAGTCCTTCCTTGGCCAGGGAATAGCTGGCAAATAGGAAATGCTTCTTCCCGTTCCGCATATCTTCAATTGCCTTCTCCCTGGCAGCCCTGCCTGTCTTGCTTGTCATGCTACCATCAATCATTACAGCAAATGGCCTGTATTCCTCTGGCAACAGGTTCATAAGGGTCCTGAGATGTTCCAGGCGGTCGGACAAAACCAGGTTCCAGCACACCGCGTTATTCAGAAGGTCCTTCACAATCATCCCATTTCTTTGACTGTTGCCTGTCAGATATGGGATAAGTTTTCCATAATCTAATGTCCCATCCGTATCCAGGCAGCACCGGCTGGCCTCTATCCCTGTATCCCGCTGCACGACCCGTACCTTCATTGTCTTATCCGCAACCGCATCATCCGGAACCCGGTATTCCACCGGACCCAGGACCGCGAAGGTACTCCTGATCATCCCATCCGACCGGTATACCGTAGCTGACAGGCCATATTTATACCGCGCCGCCAGGCTGTTCATGACCCTATAGAACATGGTCATCTGCGTAGGCGTGCCAGCCAGCCTGTGGCATTCGTCAACAATGATTACATCCCAGCTGTCCCGATATAGGGACAGGTCCAGCCTGCACAATGTCTGGACCGTTGCGAATGTCATATGGCTGCCTATGTGCACCTTCCCTGCTGTTATCTTCCCAAGGGTCTCCTTCGGTAGGTACTGGGCTGCCCGGTCGAAGGATTGGGTAAGCAGGTCCTGTGTGTGTGTGATCCATAAGGTCCTGCGTGATAATGCGGCCGCCAGGGCAATCCCCATCTGTGTCTTGCCGGAACCGCACGGGCTCTGCAGGATCCCGCAGCTCTTATGGCTCATGGCCCTGACTGCCGGTTCCTGGTAGTCATACAGGGGGATCTCTCCCGCATACTCCATCTTCCCGTTATCCGCAAGCTGTATCTCCACCGTATCCTCCGGTCTCATGAACTGCGTGAACTGCTTCCCTACGCCGACCGGGATGACCAGGTCGCTGCCTTCTACGCGGTAGAGCCATAGGTATCGCGGTGTATTCCCCGTCCAGAGCCCCCTGCGGGTCCGGTCTGTATATTCCGGGTTCGGCAGTATCAGGTTCTCATTGCACCAGTCATATACCGGTTTCCCTGCATCCCTTACCCTTATCTCACTCCCAATCGTGACATGCATCCTCACCACCCCATCCGTCCACATTGCCCCTGTCAGCCAGCCATGCCTGGAAATCCATCCCGTACAGCTGGCAGCCGGCCCTGTCAATACTCTTCATCCCATTATCCCGTAATGCCTTCAGCTGCCAGTAATCCATGAGATATATCCCGCCCTGTCTGAACCGGATGGCGAACTGCCCGCGGCTGTTGCCTGTCAGTTCAAACAGGCGCATGGCGTTGTACTGGTTTTCCTCCATCCGCTTCAGCGGGAAGGAATCCCCCTGGCAGTCCTTGCAGTCAAACAGGTATGTATGCCCATTCCTGGCCGCAATCACGTCACAGGGCTGCCCGTTTTTATTATCCTGGAATAGATGCACCCAGAACCAGTTGGCCGCCAGGATGTCAGCAAACTCCTTTTCAAACTGTGTCCCTGTACTTTTATTTCCCATGATATCCTCCTTAGAAGGGAAGCGCCCCACTGGAATCCCTCACATCATCGTTTTCCAGCCGCTTCTGACATTTTACTTTTTCCTCCAGATACACCTTTGCCATCTCATGAAGCCTTATCTTATTTTCCGTGCTTTCCTTCATGTGTTCCACGGCAATCCCAATCAGTTCCTCCACTGTCACGAACCTGATTTCCGGACCAAGCACATCATATTCCTCCATAGGCTCCCCAACAAACTGCATTGCCTGTCCAGCCCCAAACTTTTTCGTTCCTTCACAGCACTGCATGTTCAGGTACTGGATCCCTCCGCTTCTTTCGTCTATATACAGGACATCATGGCTGTTGGTCCCTACGATATGTTCATAATCACCGTCTTTCACCCTGATGATTGGTATCCTCATTCTTCAATCCTCCTTTTTTTTCTTATGGTCCAACCGTTTTTCAAGGTCGTCCAACCGGGTTTTGGACCAAATCAGGCCCGGAAACCCTTGATTTTACGTATGGTCCAACCGTCCAACCTAAAATCCGGTTGCATAACTGTATATTTTTAGAGGAAAACTATATTCGTTAAATTTTCTACAAACTTTTTTCATCCCCATACGATATATATAAAATGGTTGGACTGGTTGGATGGTTGGACTGTATATAAAAAAGCCTTATTTTATGCGGGTTTCATGGTCCAACCTAAAAAATGCGCATGGTTGGACTGGTTGGACCCCCTTTCTTAATCAAACGGGAGCCTCCCCTGTTCTCCATCAACTACCATAAATCCATCCGAATCCGTATTGTCATCATCCTGTGGCAGGATGATTTTGACATAGCTTGACTTAATCCCATACACCTTTGTGTTATGTATGAATTTCCCCTGCGGTGTCCTCTTCAGGTATCCCTTATCGTTCCATTTCCTGCTGACAGCAGTATAGTCAAACCCTCCCTGATCCAGATAGGCCAATAATACGTCACGGTTTACAATCAGGAGATTATCGTCAATTTTCCCCCACACCTCGCCTTTATTCGGTGAACTGTCGGCCTTTGGGTCCTCAAAACGGACTGGGTTCTTTGCCGCCCAGTTTAAGACTGACTGATAAGCCCTCTCCGCTACATCAACCTCATATGCACTCTGGAGGTACTGTTTTACCTGCTCCACACGGAGCGCCTGCTCCTCCGTAAAAAACAGCCTTACCGCGATTTCGTCCGCCAGCAGGATACAGGCCATAGCCATTGCCTGCTTATCGGTCGTTTCCAGTTTGCATAATTCGTCAAAGATTTCCCTATAACGTCCCACAATCTTTTCCGTTTCCTGCCCCTGTAGGTATTCCACGAACTTCCTCCCCGCAAACCCATAATTCTCCTGGACCACACTGCTGACATGGTGCCCATCATCCACCAGCGGGCCATCGATTGCTATCTCAATCACACGGTTTTTAGAGCCACCACCGGAGTTCGCCTTGGTTATCGGCTCTTCTCCCGTGAACAGGAAGCTGTTCTTCCAGGTCCTGGTCTCTTCCACGCCTCCATAAGCCCTTGCGCGGCCACGGTCAACCCCCTCCGTTATCTGGTATATAAGCTGGTCAAAATTCCCCTGCCACTTATCCTTGATGGTCTGCAGTTCATCCCCGGCAAAGGGAATGCTGCATAAAAATGATGCATTGCGCATAATGGCATTTTTAGTCATGTTCATGGTCTTGACCAGGCCACCCATCTTGGGATTCCCCCAGATACTCATGGATACCATCAGTGCAACCGTCTTACAGGTCCCGGTTGTCCCCCAGACATGAAGGACGAATGGTAGGACTTTCAGGGGCTCCAGCAATACGGACGCAAAGCTGGCAGCCATCATCATCCGGAGTGGGATATTCTGCCGCAGGCCAGCGCATAAATCCCGCCAGGTGTCAAAACTGCCCGCTTCCTTCACGTTCCGGAAGATGACCTCATAGTCCATGTCGCCCTCATAGCGGATATCCTCCGCATAGGGCGTGAAGGAATTTCCCACCCATCCCAAGCGGTTGATGGACTTCTTCGGATTGAGAGTTGCCGGATTCAGTCCCACACACTCTGATATATAGCGGACCATGTTCTTCGCATTATCAGATGTCACCTCTATGCCGAACTGGCTCAGTGCGTCCACAATCTTATTTGTATTGGCGCACACACTCCTGTCCACCGTGATGGTCTGCCACATGGCGGACTTGAAATAGGCCAATGTGATGCGTTCCTGGGCCGTATCCACGTTTTTCAGTATCTCCACCGGAAGGATGGGATGGCTGCAGGCCACCGCC